AGCAGGTGTAGAACCAACGAATGGGTTTGAAGCCATACCGTAACGAGTTTTGAACCCGATACGTGGTTGGAAGTTATCTTCACCGATTGCTTTAACCATTTGTAATGGTACATATGGGCAATAGAAAAGACCAGCATCAAATGCGCTAGAACCTTTATAACCTACTACCATGTAGTTTGCACCGGCATATGGATCGATGTACACTCTAAAGCGACCGTTAAGAACACCAGCAAATGTGTTGCCTGTGTCATCTGGGTTCAAGTTGTTAGAGTTAAGTGCTGGAGTGTAATCAAGAACGCCAGCCATTTGAAGTGCAGAAGCAACATCAGATGAACATACGATCATGTTACCTTTTCCTCTACGAGTGTCTTTAGCGATTTGATTCGCTTCTTTCTCGATTTGGAACATCAAGCCTTTGAACTTCTCTACTGACCAACGGCCATTAGCATCAACGTCTAGGTTGAAAGTACCTGCACTAGCAACACCACTCTGAGAACCAGCAACAGCGTTTGAATACACTGTACGGATTACTTCACGGTTGATTTCAGCAAGCAACTCAGCAGACAACATGTTTGCTAACTCAGTCTCAGCATCCAAACCATGGATAGCTTTAAGGTCTTGAGCAAGTTCAGTTGTGTACTCAGCTTTCAAAGCACGTGACTTAGCAGTTACGGATACTTTTTCGATTGAGAAAGACATCTGAGCGAACTCATCTCCAGCTCCATCACCCAAAGCTTCTGCATCAGCAGTATCAAGGCCGGTACCAGTTGTTTCTGACCCTGCACCCAATGCGTTAGCATGAGTACCAGTACCAGAGTAATCGGTATCTGCTTCTCCGTAGAAGGCTTCTGGCTTATTAGAAGTATCTTCGTACTTAGAACGCATAGCGAAGATCAAGCCAGTTGGGCCAGTCATCGGCTGTACGCCTGCGATATCATATGCAACCAAGTTAGGCATTGCACGGCGTACTAGTGAGATCAGTACGGGATCATATTTAGCCATATCAGCAGTAGAGTTAGCTGGTGCGGCTTCGTTCAACAAAGATCCAGTGCCAAGGCTTTCACCTTCACGCATTGACTCTTCAGTGTTCTCCAAAAGAGTTGCCGTTACGGCCGCTCTGTGAGAATCTTGGATGCCGGGCAGAGCGCCATGCTCTAGAATCGGCTTCCACTTTTGCATTAGTTCTTCATTTCTCATTGTGGTTCTCCTTTTTTGAGATTTTACTTAGTATTATTTATAAAAATTTATTTTGCGGCAAAGCGGCCAAGCGATTCCGCATAACGAGCCATCGACGGGTCAATAACAGGTTGTGCTTCTTCCGCAGTCTCTTCTTGTAGAAGATCGGTTTCGTCTTCTTGCACAGGAGCAGGAGCTTGTTCAGCAAAGTAAGAAGTTTTAATAGCTTCCATCTTAGTTGTAAACTCTTCTACTGATTCGTAAGACACGCCTTCTGAGAGAACACGCAATTTTTCGACTTGAGTGTCTGTTAAGTCCTCAGAAATAGTTTTGAATGCGATGTCAAGATCAGCCTTTTCTTTCGCTTCACGAACTTCAATCATTTGCTCAACGACTTCGTTGTACTTAGAAGTGGACTCTTCGAGTCTAGCTTCCAAATCAGCAACTACATCGACTTGCTCATCATCGATTTCCATGTTATGCTCAATAACAAGACCTTTGATACTTGTCAATAGTGATTCAGCGACTTCAACTTTAATGTTGCTTTCGACTTCAACCTTGTTGTCTTCCATCCAGCTTTCTACTACGTAGTCTAGATATTGGTCAACTTTTTCTACCAACTCGTCTACAGTAACATTAACTTGCTCCTGTAGATCACTTTCAAACTTTTCTTCAAGTGCGGCTTTTTCAGCAGTCACTTTTTCTTGTACAGCGGCTTCGAAGATAGCTACTGTTTGTGTTTTAAAATCTTCTGACAATTCGGTGCCTTCAAATAGACGCTCGACTGCTTCTTTCAGTCCTTCGTCATTTGAGCCCTGTGGTGTTTTCACATCGTCTTCGATGTTGTCTGCCTTAGGATCAGCTGCCTTTTTAACATCGCCTTTACGCTTTTTTACAGCGCCGCCAGCAGGTGTTACAGGATCAGCCGCAACAGAATCTTCACCAGTTGCTTTGGCTTCGTCCAAGTCTAGATTCTTCTCTAGTTCTTCACTCATTTGGTTTCTCCTTTAATAGTAGGTGTTTATCTATTATATTTATAAAAATCATGTTTTTGACAATGAACTTACAAATTTTTCAAAAAGAGCGGCAGCCCTAATCTCCAATTCCCTTGTAGATACTTTTGCCGTCTCTTTGATTTCCTCTTCAATTTGATCAAATGCATTTGCCATTGTCCAAGAAGAAGATGCTACATCGTAGACCCAATCAACGCCTTCCATAACACCCTTAACGAATGCGTCTGGTGCTGATGGATCTGCAACGATATCTCCAGCAGTAGCTAACATAAAGTCGCCCTGCACTTCCATAACTCCATCTTTGTTTTGCTTAATAGAACCCATGCCACGTGATGAGATACCAAGATTTGCGCCTTCATCGATAAGACTTTTAACGATCTTACCCATTGGAGTATCCATGACTTTAGCACGTCCAATGATATTGGATCCGTCCTGTTTAAGTTCTGTAAACATATGTGACACACGATCTAAATTGATTGTAGGTCCAGCTGGATGACCCAACTCGCCATATGCACGTTTTGCTTCAACGTAATTCTTATTATATCTGGTCATCTCTTTAATGAGAGTAGACGCTGGATACATACGCCCATTTCTATTTTTGATGTCGCCTTGCATGATGACACCTTCAATGAAATAGTTTTTGCCTGTTTTCTCGCCTTCTTCGTTAAGAATGTCTTCCGAGATGTATTGTACGTCTTCAACGATTTCTTTGATTAATAGAGACATATTATTTCTTCCCTGCAGTCATTGCGAATTGAACGATCTGCATAAACTTTTTACTGTCATTCAGCATACCGTCAACCTTCTTTTTATTTGAACCACTCAGTTGCTTATGCATTGATAGGATCATAGATGCGGTAGTAAGATCGACTTTCTGTTTCTTACCGTCTTTGAACTTTACTTGTCCAATTGACTTTGTTTTAACGATCTTAGCTAAATCTTCAAGAACACCTTCAACAATGATCTCTTCTTCAGCTTCAATCTCTTCGTAGACTTCTTTATCTTGACCTTCCTCACGATCAGCCTCACGCTTCTTTTTCTTCTTGCCTTTAATCTCACCTGAGAACTGGTCATCAGGTGCGACAGGATGATCACGCTTGTCAACGATATGTTTGTCTAAAAAATTCTGCTCATCTGGAGACTTTGGTTTGTCTGTAGTCTCAGCAAGCATTTCCTTAAAGCTTTTCATTGTTGCCCCTTACTCTTGGTCTGTTACTGCTTCTACGTCTGGTTCTGAAACTGGCTCTTCAACTTCTACTGCTTCGCCTGCACCAAACATGTCAGCATATTTTGTTTCGATAGCAGATGTCATTTTGTCTGCCATAATATCTTGGAACTGAGACTGAAACTGTGTTGCGTCTTTGTCCATCGCATGTTTAATTAAATCTTTCACGCTCATTACTATCTCCTCGTTTATATACTTATTTATATTTTATTACAACTGGTCTATACGATCTTATGTTCTGTTCCAAAATCGATTCCTGAATCAGAATCATCGCCATCTTCTGATGATTCTTCTTCATCTTTGATGTCCTGAGTCATTTTTTCGATTTCATCTTCTGTCATATATAGTACGTTCTTACGTACCCAATCTGTCGAATAGTACTTGCCGGTATACTCATCAATGTCTCTAAGTAAACCTAGTCGCTCTCTCAAAATCTCACTTGTTTTCAATTCTTCAAAGTGATTATCACTCATGAAGTCATAACGGAGATTAGATTGAATTGTTGCCCAATCTTCTGGAGCAATAACTCCTTTTAAAATCAACTGCTTCTCTAGTATCTTATCAAACAACGTAGCAAATCTTGCTCTTAGTCTATTAATAAACTTACTAAATTTGATCTCATCTCTTGAAATCTCTGATGCTCTTCCTAAAGAAAATCCTGCATCAGATTCCATTCTTGAAATGGGAACGTTCAAGGCTTTCATCAAACGTTTCTGAAAATACAGTACGTCATCTAATTCGCCTAAATTCTGTCCACCTGGTAGAGTAGTAATCTCTGTCCCTCTACCGCCTTCACGTCTTGGTAACCAAAAATCGTCCGTCATAGACATATGCCTACGATCATCTTTAACATCGCCTGTTGCCATATCATAGACTACACGATTTTTGTGTTTAGTCATCATATCACGTAGATACTGTTCTGCCTTCATCTTAGGCAAGTTACCTACGTCAATGTAAAAGATACGTCTTTCTGGCGCTCTTGAAATTCTGTAAATAACAACTGCATCTTCCATCATACGCAATTGATTTAAAGGCTTATACGCTTTATGTAGATGCGACAAAACCAATGTACTATTTTCGTTTAGTAGTCCAGAGTTGGCATTTACGATAGAGTCTTTTGCAATCTTAAGACCTGCCATTCCACCCTGTGTACTACCATCTGCAAAACTTTGTGGCTTACTACCACTGATATTATTGAATCCCTTTTCACTGAAGATATAGTATTCGTTCTTAATCTTCTTTGCTACTGCTTGGTTGTCTTTATCACCAATCTTTTCGTTTTTATACTCACGTACTTTTCTAAGCTTGCGAGGATCAATATATCGTAATTCTTGAATGCCCTTCTTAGGAGCTTTAATATCAATCATAACGTGATAGTTGATTCTTCCGTCAACGTACCACTTTTGAAAAGTTTCGTACCCAGTATTAGAAAAATCTAATAACTTAAGTACACCGTCAAACTCTTCTCTAATCTTTTTCTTAATGTTGTCAGGTTGATCTAAATCATCTGTAACGCACTCTACGACTTTTTGATCGTTTGAGATTGCGATTGCTTCGTTTACTACGTCATCAACTGCTTGAGAAACTTCAGGCTGTTGTAACATCGTTCTATACTTCTGAACTAATTCTGCCTCTGACTTTGCAG